GAAGTATTCTAGGTTGACACTAGACAAGCAGCACACTGCTGTACGGTTCTCACTGGTCGGTAGAGTGATCTCAGAGCATAAGTTACTTTGGCGTACCTCTAGCCCTAGATCCTTCTGTTCAGCCGGTAGAGCCTCGTTACAGCGGTCTAGGTTAACGATATAGGGTTCACCTGTTTCTGCTCTAGTGTGGATTAACTGCCACCACAAGTCCCTTGCAGATACAGTCTTGACTGCTTGGTTAGACTTAGGGTCAACCAATCGCCATGGTGAATCACTCTTGACAGCCTCAAGGAATTCATCAGTTATTGTGATTCCATTGTGCAGGTTAAGACACTTGCGGTTAAGGTCACCACCAGTGGTCTTACGCATAGCAATAAATTCTTCTACCTCTGGGTGGCTAATGTCCATGTAAGCTGCATAAGATCCTCTACGAGTAACACCTTGGTTAAACGCGAGCATCTGACTGTCAACTACGTGCATGAAAGGGATAGAACCAGTAGACTGACTGCCGTTAGCAGTAGAAACACCGTTACTTCTAACATCACCCCAATATCCACCCAGGCCTCCACCTCCACTTGCCAACCAAATGTTCTCATCGTAGTGGTCAGAAAGACCCCGCCTTGAATCAGGAACATAATTGAGGAAACAGCTAATAGGGAGGCCGCGAGTGGTTCCCCCGTTGCTAAGTATAGGAGTGCTAAAACCGAACCAGCCCTTGCTTGCGTAGTTATAAAGTCGCTGTGCAAGATCGTAGTCAGTAGTGCCTTGATACGTTGCACCATAGACGGACGCTCTTGCGAAGGCTTCTTGTGCATGAGTTTCATCTCCCCATAGGTATCTGTCTTTGAGAGTTTCTAGGGAGAACTTGTTTAGCTGTTCGTCCCTGTCGTAGTCAATCTGGATACCCAAGTAATCCTGTACGCCTGTTTTATTTATCACCCGGATGCTCCAGTAGGTAGTTCATCATTCGTTCTTCGTACCATCTAGCCTTGCGTAGGTCTTCGATAGGCTTACCCTTGTACTTAAATCTCCAAAGATATTTCATGGCATTCCCATGTAAGTAGCCAATGTACTCATCATGAGTGAGCATACCTTTGATAGCATCAATGCACTCCATACCACCATTGTTGTAATGCTCTGGTCGGTTAACTACATCATAGCTCTTAGCCATAGCTTTCTCAGAAAACCTTGGATGCTCATTGGGTGCATCATCATCGTCTACTGTCTTAAATGACATCTTGTTCCACTCCTCTGGAGTAATGTTATCAATACTCATCCCATTCATCTCCATTTGTTTCTTCTTCAAACTGGTGCAGCCTGTTGATAAACTTATCCTCAAACCTATCCAGCAGTTCTTCAGCGGATATGTCCAATGCTTCTAGTATATCATCAGCATCGTACCGCTTCAATACTCTCTCCTTTATTTCATCCATTGTTAGTGACATGGTCTACATACTCATCAACTGTGTAAAATTCAAAGCCTTCCTTGTGACACCACTGCCCCATGGTAATCTTAGATCCCTTCCTGACCTTCTTGTTAGGATCTGACAGGACAAAGATTAGTTTAGTGGGTGCTATACTATCCCGTATGGCTGTGTACTTCTGGGTGTCCCCTGTCCTAAAGAATCCTTTAGTCTCAATGTAGTCCCCAGTTTTCTTGTCAACAAAGTCTGGCTTGTATTTCCTGTGCATCACGTATGGTACATCGTAGGGTTCGTACAAGTATCTACGCTTTGGTGCTGCTTGTGCAAACTTCTTCTCCAGCCCAGAGCGATAGATGCTAGTTCTCCGTGATCTCTTGGACTTTAGGCTCATTTACTACCTCCGTTAGGAATCTTGGGCCAGTTGAGTATAAGAATGTACGCAGCTTAGGATAGCAAGCATGTTTGAAATGGCAATAGGAACAGCCTGTAGCCAGTTTCATGTTGCCGGACTTACCATCAGGAACTGGTTTGTGACAAAGCTCAGGCGGTTCCTTCTGCTGTACCATCTTCTTGATGTGCTTAATACGATCCGTTATATCGCTCTTAAGGACTTCATAGACAGGGGCTTGTGTATCTTCTAAGTTGTACTTCAGATATGTCAGGTGACCATTGGCCTTATCCATAGCCAGCCAGCCTACCTCTGACTCACCCTCAGACTTAGCGTACCCCTTGATCTGATCGACGTACCCAAAGGGGTCATCAAATGCAAGTGTAGCATCCTTGAACTTCTTGAAGCCGTAGGTGCTGGCAGACTTAACGTCAGTCACTACGCCATCAATCTTGCAGTCCATACTTCCTGAGATGCCTTCTACTTCTGCATGTGCCTGCTCATGTGTCACTGTATGACCAGCTAGTCTAGCAAACAATAGCAGCATTTCCTCAATCAGGTGACCGTACATGAACTTCACAAGGGTATGTGGCTGCATCTTCTCCTTTGGCCCTACATTATTGTAGTGGTTCCAAAGGTAACGATCATCCTTACCGATGTTGGACATGCGTAGCTTACGTGCATCGAACTTACCACGCTGGGTAAACTCCTTACGCATAAGCTGCTTACATGCTTCACCAAAGTCATCAATGATCTGTTCAGCGTCCACTGATTTATCAGGTGACTTGAACTTCATTAGATCATAGATGTCATCTATTAGTGTGTTAGTTGTTTTCATTGGTTTCTCTGTGATTCAAAAAACGAAGTTTTCTAGTGTGGGGGTTGAAGCCTAACAGCCTTACATTTAATTTTTTCTGTAGATCTGTCCTCCCTGAGCCGCCAAGGTCACTTACTTTATCAAGATCTCCCTTACGGGCATTGAGAGTTTTCACATCAATCAGAATAATCTCATTAGTTTCTAGGTCATGGGCTATCATGTCTACAGGGCCGGTTGATCCTGCATTCATATACACTTCATAACCTCCGTCCCATAGCCAAGTCACTGCATAATACTCAGCTAAGTCACCCTTACGGTTTGAATCAGTGAGTATCTGCCCAGCTTTCTCCAACTTGGTACTCTCCTGTGAGTTTACAGTTAAGCCCAAGTTCAATTCCTGCTGCTTCCAAACAGGATACTGCGAGTCTTCCGTACTTGTCTGCTTGAGATTCTCTGACTTCTGCTTGGACTTCATCGTGGATGTTTCCAACAAAATAATAATCTATGTTCCATAGTATAGCATACTCCTGTAATAAACACAAGGCTTTTTTCATGACGATTGCACCTGCACTCTGAAGTAATGTATTCAGTGCTGCGTGTTCTGATCGTATGTACAGCCTTCTGCCATCTAATCCATAGATCCAACCTTTCCCTGCTTCTCCAGTAACTCTGTCTTTAAGAGCTGCAAATGCTGGGAGATTAGACATAAATCGTTCTCTAAGTTTGCTACCGTCTTGCTGGCCTCCACCTGCCACTGTTCCAAGTTTTGCATCTCCAGCACCGTACAGGAGTGCGTAGATGAAAGTTTTTGCCTGATCTCTTGATTCAAGTCCTGCAAGGTGTTGGTTAGTTGTGTGTATATCGCCTGTAACGACTGCATTAGTGTACTCCTCATCGTTCATGTAGTGAGCTAACATGCGTAGCTCTAGGCCACTAGCGTCAAAGCCCACAAGTTTATACCCCGGCCTAGCAATCCAGCACTGTCGGCATTCCTTGCCATACGGTGAGTAGCTTGCAGGCACTTGGGCCAAGTTAGGTTTAGAGTGTGTCATCCTGCCTGTAACAGCACCATTGGTGTTAACATAGCCATGTACTCTGTCTGTGTCTGGGTTAGCTTCATCTACCCATGACTGCACTTGAGCCACTCGCTTTTGTAACATCAGGTACTCAGCAATCATCGCTGCCTGTGGTATGTCCTTGACAGTGGACAGGACTGATTCATCTACCATCGGCTGACCTGTGGGTGTTATCTTGCAAGGCTTCCATCCAAAGTCAATTAGGTACTCACCTATCTGCTGTCTTGAGCCAAGGTTAAATGGCTTCAAGGCTCTACGCATGAAGGGTGATCTATCCCCGGACTGCTGCACCTTCTGGTATTCATCGTCAGTGAGTCCAACCTTAGACAGGCTGCCGTCCTTCTTGGTCTTAGGCACTACCTGTTTAACGTCCACCCACTTAGGCTTGAATACCTCATGCACCTCATCCTCAACAGCCATCTTGCGTTCCTTCAGGGTAGCAAGTAAGTCAGCAGCATGTCGGACATCCAGCAGCCAGCCATTGCGTACCTGCTCCTGTATGATCCACTGCACCTCATGCTCTAGGTCAATTGAATCTTGACTGAACTTGAGTAGCTCTAGCTTGAGTTTGTTGTATGCCTGCTCTGTAACACGTACATCTTGGATACAATACTCAACCATCTCAGGCGATAGGCAAGTCCAATCATCATGGTCGCCTTTACCACCAAAGTTAGCCAGCTTGTGCCCACCCTCACGCTGAGGATTAGCAAGCCTAGACAGCACCAATGTATCTACCACCCTGCTCTTGTCCACTGTGATGCCCCACAGCTTCTTCAGCACTGGTAAGTCAAAGCCTATAAGGTTATGTCCTACCACTGGGAAGTCACCATCTAGTGCCTTGGCTAGACTGTCACTATCGTAGTGCTCCTGTACCTGACCGTCCTGAATGGTTACTGCAATCCAGATGGTGTCGGGATCAAGACCGTTGGTTTCTATATCTAAGAATAGATTAGAGCGCATTAGCCTTATCCTCTTGCTGTGGCTTAGGCACCTCACGCATCCTGCCTGTGATCTTGTCGTACTTCAGGTAGCAGCAGGCTCCCGTCAAGCCAGCATAACGATTCTTAAGGATACGCACTGTGGTTGTATTGCGTCTGTCCTCATCCTCATTCTGCTGGTCACGCTCAAGACCTATCACCATGTCGGATAGCTGTGCGATAGCCTGTGATCCACGTAGTTCACTTAGGCTTATCTGCCCACCGTCCTCATGTGGCTTACCCTGAGTACGCTTAAGGTGTGACACAAGGAACAAGCCTACACCTAGCTCCTGCACCAGTGACCGTAGCTTGGTCATGATAGCGTCGATGGCCTTACGCTCATCACCATTGTCCTGTGCGGACACTACGATGGACAGGTGGTCTAGGATAATCCACTTGCAGTCTAACGCTTTTGCCATGTAGCGCACGCGAGCCAACAGATTATCTTCGCTTGTGCTGCCCCAGTGGTCAAACAGGTAGTACCGGCCAGTGCCCATAGTCTGCTCCCAGAATGGGAATGCAACGTCAGGATCTAGGTCTTCCTCAAGGTGCAGTGGACAGTCTGCTGCTACTGACATCACGCCAAGTGCAGTACGGGCTACGTCTTCCTCTAAAGCTAGGATACCAATGTTGTCCTCCGTAGCGTTTAGTAGGTAATACTCTAGCTCCCTGACTATCTGTGACTTACCCATGCCTGAGCCACTGGTGATGGTCACAAGCTCGTAGGGTCTGAATCCTTTGGTGTAAGTATTCAAGCCTTGCCAAGGGTAGGGTACAGAACTGACCTTGATTTTGTTGGTTAGGGCTTCCCATGTATCGTTGCCTGAGATGATTCCATCAGGCTGATACACTTTAGCGTCCCACCATGCAGACACAAAGTCCTTCACGCGTCTGGCCTGTAGCATCTCGTTGGCATCCTTCAGGGGGAGCCTAACGATCTTCAGCTTGTTAGGGCTGAACAGATCTTTGACATCTGCCACGGCCTGCTTACCAGCCTTATCATTGTCGAAGCATAGGACTATAGTGTCGTACCCTTCAAGCCACTCAAGCTGCTCCTTGATTTCCTTAGCTGCTGATGAAGCGCCGGATCTCAAGGACACTACATCGTACTTCCTGTCGAACATCTCTGCTACTGACAGGCAGTCCACTTCTCCTTCTGTGATTGTCAGGAACTTACCACTACCTCTGCATGTCTGCTGACCAAAGAGTCCAACACCTTCAGTGCTACCAGTGGCAAAGAAGTCTTTGTTCTTCACTAGCCTAACCTTGGTGCCTTTGACCTCATCAGTATCGCAGGCGTAGTAGGGGTAGATATGCTTGGCTATCTTACCTGTCGAGTCATACTCCACGGTCACACCGTACTTAGCACAGGTGGCTTTGGAGATACTTCTGTCAGGGATGTCAGCTACTACTCCAGTCAAGTCTAACTTCCTCCTGAGTTCAGTGGGCTTAGCAGGGGCAGTATTGCTACCACCCTTGCCATAGTCACGACAGGAGAAACAATAGCTGCTCCCATCCTCGTACATTGCTTTAGCGTCAGAGGAGCCACACGAATTGCATGGCTCATGACGTAAAAACTTAGAGTGCTGGGTCAACACCTGCTACTCCTTCTGATTCCAGTATACGGATGCCGTCCATGTAGACTGGTACTCCATACACAGGGTGCGAAGGCCCGTACTTAAACGAGATGCGGAACACACCACTAGGTATCTCGTCAGCTAAGGCAAGATCCACTGCGCTCTGTCCGTACTGCTCCACTGCTTTTGCAATGGCTGCTTCCTCATCTAAGTTATCCTCAGACTGCTGCTCAAGAATAAACTCAGACACAGCACGGATGTCCACACCTTTACTGTCAATGATCTTAACAGGGTAGTTGCTTTTGAACTTACGCTGTACGATCTGCTCAGGCGGTTCACCGTATGGCTTCAAGCGTACACCCATGTTCTCAAAAGTCTGGGCATCTGTTTCGTTCAGTGTCACCAACACAGTGTACGCACCAGTGTCTTTGCCACGATACTCCTCAGTGTTCTTGATGTGAACGAAGTTTGCTTTACCTTCAATTACCGGCATTTGGTTCTCCTATTGTTACCGATTGATGATAGTGATAGACAACTTTAGAAATTTACAATTGTAATTTTTTCTTTTTGTTGTCTAACACTATAGTATTATACAGATGCCTGACTCAAGTGTCAATAGCATCGTACAAAATAGTTACGTCATCTTCATCCTCCGTCATGTCAAATAGCGTTTGGTTGCTGGTGTGCAGGCACTCGTCACATAGGTCTAGGAACTCACCTGTTTGCTTGTCTTTCCTCAATGACTCGTAGTCCTCAAGCAGTACATTGCATGCCTTACAGCGCATCAGTGAACCTCCGAAGCATTAGCAAACAATTGATTGTGCATGGACTGTACCTCAGATAGCGGTCTGTTCTCCAAGTCTTGCATCAGGTGGTCTGCACAGATGATTAGCATTTCGCTCACTGGCATGACGTTGATGCGGTAGTCTACCAGATCACGGCACATGCGCTCAATAGGGTCTAGCTCATTGGGATCTGTCACGTCTGCATCATAGCTGTATGAATCACTCATAAAGATATTCCTCTAACCATTCATTAGTTGCTGAAGTCAGATGACCATATTGCTCGACTTCTCGGACGTATGTGTCACCGTACTCCCAGCTATCATACGTCATTGGTGACTTGGCTGCAACAAACCACCGTGCATAAGGATTGTCGCGCTCCTTCTTCACACTCTGGTATGTCTTGAGTACACGCCACTCCCATCCCTTTGGATTCTTGAATGTGGCGTAAGGTTTTTCTACGTCTACAGTTTTTCCGAACTTGGTTCTGTTACTCATTACTTGCTCCTATTTATTTACAATTGTAACTTTTTTGTAGTAGGTGGTTACGATAGTCTGCAACCCGGCTACGTCCTCCACGGTCATGGCCTTGAGTCGCCCGGAGTGTGGGAAGTACCAACTGCGCTTGCCCAGATGCACACCTAAGTAATGTGAGCCTGAAGTCAAACCGAAGCGGCGCTTGTTTACTCGTAGTCGATAGATCATTTTAGTTTCTCCTAGTGGTTTTGATGTTGTGTATTATACTTGTGAATTTTAAGTGAGTCAATCATGCCCACTCTACGTGATGTATTTCTATATCTATTAAAGCACCCATAGTTGGTTTGTCCTTAAGTGGTAGGTTGCTGTGTAGATATATATTAGCTAGCTCTTCTGCATGCTCCTTATCTTCTGCCATTATCATTAATTCCACAGTCACTGCA